TGTTATGCCCAAAATTTCGCACTAGCGATTCCCATAACATGAGGGTAAAATGTAATCCCTCCTCCCACACCCACCCCTTGGGTGTATTTTTTTGTCTATGTGTAAAGGCTTTGTAAAAAAGCAACAAATGTATATTACGATACCAAAACAATTATAAGTAGTAATAGAATTATGAGAGGTGGAGACATGAAATGAAAGTTTTTTCATACATCATGGAGTCACATATGGAGGTCAGTTATGCACAACATAACTTCGCGAAATCAACTCGACGAGTGGCGTCATTTTGAAGATACGATCGATGAGATGGACATCGAGAATCAGAAACTTAATGACTACTACGAATGTTTAATTGATTGCGATATCCAACACAATACCAGCTGCAAGAGATATTGCAGGAGGATTCTTATGTGAGAAACCCCTAACACTACTCGTTTCTAGCGACCCTCAGGGGTCGCTTTTTTGTTAAATAATTACTATACTTACTGGTAATACTATGGGTCGTAGCATCATGCGAAAGGTTGATCTAGAGGCTAGGGTTTACAAATTGAAGACAGAGCTGTATAATGGGACCTACTGGGATAAGAATGGGGACTGGCACGACGGTGCCCATCACACTCTCAACAAAATCCTCGACATCCTACAAGAGTATGCTCAATGAGTATTAAAGATTTAGACTTCATCGACAATTTCTTCATGGACGAAGAGGACCTCAAACAACTCTCACAGAAAGCAAAGGAAATGAAAAACCGAATACTTATGGAAGAGCCTTGTCCAATCTATGAAGGCGACGCAGAAGACTGGGAAGACTTCTGGTATAACGAGGACACAGATGACTAATGGTACTCCTATTACTAAAGAAGAAGTCAAGGAGATGATTGATGATGCCATACGACAGCATAATCGTAACGCTTCAATTATCAGTTTTTGTGTTGGTTGGGTTGTTCTTGCACTTTTTGCTGAGGGTTTGCTTCGACTTATTGGAGTAATACCGCCCCTACTACCATGGCTACAAATCACATTGAAGTAATAGGTGTAATACTTCTATTTCTATTCTCCATTTCTATGTTTGTGCAGGGTTACCTGATCTTACATGGGAAGGGAGGATATTCTAATGTACATAAAGATAAGTGGACTGCTATAAATACCAGAAGAAGACTAGAGAAACTCCTTAAGGACAAGACACATGGCGACATGGAATAAGCAAATTGAAAACAGGAATTTCCTGTCACCTATTGGGTTTAGGTTTACGCTTGCCAAGTATCCTAAGGTTGCATACTTCGCTCAGTCTGCCAATATCCCACAGATTACACTGGGTATCCAGCAGCAACCCACACCATTCAGAGCACTGCCTTTGGAAGGTTTCATGACGTATGAGCCCCTCACCCTACAATTCCTAGTAGATGAGGACATGACCAACTACATGATCATGCATAACTGGATCCGCGCACTCGGCACACCTGATGACACTGTAGAGAGACGTGACTTCAGGAGTCGCATGGTTGCACTGTTTGGCAACGATGATCTATATGCTGACGGCACACTGTCTGTGCTCAATAGTAATTTCAAAATGAATTTCAATGTCCAGTTTGAGGACTTGATTCCTACTGGATTGAATGCACTAGAATTTAATGCTACAATAGATGGTACTGAGTATGCCATGGCACAGGTAACATTCAATTACCTACGCTATGAGATACAGGATACCGTCAATTACTCGCGTGATAAGCGACTTACTTAATGAATCTAGAAAAAATTGAGGAGATGTGGAAGAAGGACGCTGAAGCATTCTTCGACCACCGAGAGTTGCCTGAGCTGCTCGCTAACGACAGCATGGAAACTCCTCGACTCCATGCAAAATACTTACAGTTTTATAATCAATTCAAACTGATGCTATCAGAAGCAGAGGTGAAGCGCAAGGTGATGCTTCGCGAGAAGTTTGAATACTATTCTGGCAAAGCATCTGCCTCTGTATACAAAGAGAAACCTTTTGCACTCAAGGTGCTCAAGGGAGATCTCCCTATGTACATTGACAGTGACCCAGATCTGACCAGAGCACAACAGAAAATCGACTACCTTGAAACTTGTATAAATTCTATTGATAGGATTCTAAAACAGATCGACAGTCGTGGATTTGCCATCAAGAATACTATCGAGATTGTGAAGTATTATGGTATCAGATGATAACTATCGAAAAGAAAAACGAAGTTTTTCTGAAGGTTGAAGGTGAGCAACATATCCATAAAGAATTAAGCGAGCACTTCCAGTTTGAAGTGCCTGGCGCTAAATTCATGCCGCAATTTAAGAGGAGAGTATGGGACGGTAAGATCAGATTGTATTCTCCTGGCACAGGAGAGATCTATGTCGGACTATATGATTACCTAACACAGTATCTTGACCAGAAAGGATACGAGTATACTATCAAAGATAGTCAATACTTTGGTCTACCCAATGACGAGGAGGAATATGTCTCACCTGAAAGCGTTGCGTCTTTTGTTAGATCTCTGGGACTCCCATTTAAGATTCGAGACTACCAACTCAAAGCACTTTTCACGGCAATTAAGCAGCGTCGCAAGTTACTACTATCCCCGACAGGATCGGGAAAATCGCTGATCATCTATGGTCTGGTCCGTTGGCATATTAAAGCGGAGCGAGAAATCCTAATCATTGTACCCACAGTCTCTCTGGTCTCGCAGTTGACGCAAGACTTCAAAGACTATGGTTGGAAGGCAGATGCTTATGTCCATCAGATCATGGGTGGGCAAGAGAGATATGTAGAAGCGCCTGTTGTTATCTCTACATGGCAGAGCATCTACAAAGAGCCCAAGAAATTCTTTGAAAGGTTTGATGTAATCATCGGTGACGAGGCACACCTCTACAAGGCAAAGTCACTGACAGGTATTCTTAATAAGTGCCACGACGCAAAGTATAGAGTCGGGCTGACAGGCACGTTGGATGGGATGTACAGTCATCAGCTTGTGCTGGAAGGTTTATTTGGGCGTTGCGACAAGGTGACGACCACTGTTGACCTGATGAAGAAGGGTCAACTGACACCTCTGAAGGTGCGTGTGCTTCTGATGCAGCATGGTCATGTGCCATTCGATACTTATCAACAAGAGATGGAGTATATAGTATCACATCCTACAAGAAATAACTTTATTTGTAACTTAGCAGAAGATCTAGACGGTAATACACTCATCCTATTCAACTACATCGAGAAGCATGGTGACCCTTTATGGGAGATGCTAAATAATAAGGTGAGTAAAGATCGAAAGATCTTTTTTATTCATGGCGGTGTCGATGCTGTTGAAAGAGAAGAGGCTCGCAAGATATGTGAGCAGGAAAAGAATGCGATTATCCTCGCATCCTATGGCACATTCTCTACAGGCATCAACATTCGTAACCTACATAATGTAATCTTTGCAAGTCCATCTAAATCAAGAGTAAGAAACCTCCAGTCCATTGGACGTGTCTTGCGTAAGGGAGATAATAAAGCCCAAGCAGTGTTGTATGACATTGCCGATGATTGCTCCCGAGGTAGCAGACACAACTACACTCTCCGTCACCTCATAGAACGATTGAAGATCTATGATGAAGAGAAATTTGATTATGAAGTAACTAAGGTAAACCTACGAAAATGATTAACTACATCCGTCACGACAACGAATTCTACGGCATCGTCAAGTTGGTGTCTGGTGAAGAAGTAATGGGTACAATGATCGCCACGAATGAAGACAACTGCACAATGGTATATGTGTCTGACCCTCTCACTCCTACCCTAACTCCTATCGAGAAAGATGGTGAGATGGGTATTGCTGCGGGATTTACTAAATGGATGATGTGGTCAGATGAAGAGTTTTATATAATCCAAGAACCTGACATCGTAACGATTGCTCCAATGTCTACAGAAGCAATCATGATGTATAAGATGTGGTGGAGAAAAGCAGGTAACGGTGGAGAGGATAAGGATCCTGGTGTGCCCATGAATGAAAACATGGGTCTTGTGGGAAAGGTGTCAGAGATGAGAAAGAAACTAGAGGCTCAGTGGAAGAAACCACCTAAAGAAAAAGACTCTAAGTAGTTCCTTTCCAACCCTTACATGGTTGAGTATAATTATTATTCTTAACTGTGTCAAGCTTGACCTTTCAAGCATTATCTTTTATAATGATTAAGTGAGAAAAAATTAAATATGACTGTAATGCCTCCTAAGAAAAAACAACATTACGTTGATAACAAAAAGTTTCTTAGCGAGATCGTTAAGTATCGAGAAGCAGTTGAGACTGCCAAGCTACAAGATAGACCTAAACCTAGGATCACTCACTACCTAGGGGATTGCTTCTTGAAGATTGCCACCCACCTGTCATATAGACCTAACTTTATTAACTACATGTATAAGGAGGACATGATCTCCGATGGTGTAGAGAATTGTGTCCAATACATCGACAACTTCGATCCTGCCAAGAGCAAGAATCC